GGCAAGCTGTTCGTACCGCTAGCGAGAAAGATCAATGGGAAGACGCTGGCGAAGGATGTGACGCTGACGGGCGATGACATCGCTATGGGAGCCGATGATGCGGAGAGCTTAAGGGCGGCTATGGCAAAGCGCGATGTGGAGTTCGGCGTAATTGAACCCGAAAACCTACAGGAATGGGCCTCTGCACAGACCGCAGGCGGTACATTTATGCTGACACCAAGCACCACCAAAGGCGTGCCTGAAGTGAGATATTGGCGAGGAGTATTATCAAGCGGTTTTCCGGGGAATGATCGCGCGTTACTGATATTCACCAGTGGAGAGATGTATCGGGCTGACACCTCAGGCGGACAATGGTTAGCGCCATGGCGAAAGGTTGCAGACTGCATTGCACCGGAAACGCATAGTCTACTGATGGCAGACGGCTGGGCGCAATCTAACTGTTTTTACTTTAAATCACAAGAAAACATAGTACATGTCACTATCTCAACACATACAACACAAAGTTTTGTTAATAAAGCTGAGATGGCAACACTTCCAGAAGGGTTTCGTCCAGTCTTCGGCATTGAAGTTCCGGCTATATTTAAGACCTCACATCGTAGCGTAACAATTATTGTAGATCGTGACGGGAAAATCGCAGTTGAAACTTCAAATTACGGGGGCACATCTTTTGATGCTTCGGATTATTTCTTTGCAACATTTAGTTTTGTCGCAGGTTAAACAGATGCTGGATATGTCAACTGGGCAAAAATATATTCGGCGCTCGTAAATGAACCGTGGACATAAATATTGCCTCCAGGTTGAATGACGATTTGCCCTATCTGATAAGATATTGGATCGTTCTGTATCAGCAGCGGTGTGACAACATCCCATACCGGATGAAAACCCTCTGGTAATGTGCCGATTATTTTGTAGTCATTCCAATTAGCATTTAAGTTTGTTCTAATACTTACGTACACTCGTCCAAACTGATCTTTTGCATAATAACAGGTGCTATCATCGCCTGCAATATTTAAAGGCAACGAATGCACCTCCGGCGCAACGCACCGTGCAAGCTCATACCAGATATTGCGTGCCGGGATAGCATCATCTTCTGCACGTGCAAACCAAAAACGGCAATCTGAAGCGCCAAACCACATATCGTAGCTGCCAGACAGCGAAGAACGCAGTTTGGCATACGCGGCGTATTCAGACGGCATGTTTCCGTCCCAATCTGAGTCTGTTGTGCGGAATACCAAACTTTTACCGCGCGGAAAATCACTTTTTGCGTTAATATCGCCTGCCAACGTAAGCGTTTCCTTCGCCAAGGGTCGCTTTGCCATAGCCGCCCTTAAGCTCTCCGCATCATCGGCTCCCATAGCGATGTCATCGCCCGTCAGCGTCACATCCTTCGCCAGCGTCTTCCCGTTGATCTTTCTCGCTAGCGGTACGAACAGCTTGCCGAGAGCCGCCTTAACATTTGACCACAGCAGGCGCTTGGCCTTGCCGCCGTCCGCGCTGTCCGCGATCACCACGCCGTCACCGTCGGTCGGTTCGGCCTTGGTGGTGATCTTGGTCGGGTCGGTCGCAGCAAGAGCCTCGTCGATCTTATCCCAGTTTTCATTTCTGGCTTCTACGTTGTAGAAATCCTGCGGACTGTGCTTATTCAGTCCGTAGTTTGTCGTTTTACTCGCCATCCGGCAACACTTCCTCTCTAATTTCAAAATGCGTAAGCAAGGCAAGCTGTGCGTGCGTGAATCGCGTCAGGTCTGCGTGCTGGTTGTACAGCAACGACGTCGTGCAGACCATATTTGCAGGCACAATGTCTGCGAGCAGCTCTTCGACCGCCTGCTGATTGCGCTTTGCGGTCAACGCTACCTTAACGCTCAGCGTGTACTTGCCGCCGTTCACCTCGAGCTTGTACCCATCCTCGCCGCAGAGTGTCGCGAGCTGCTGTCTGAGCCGCCGCACGGAAAACGGCAGCTGCGTGTTGATTCTGGTCAGCACCTTAAACCGGCGCTCGTCGAGCGTGTCGGTGTCCTGCGGCACAACGCCGAAGATCTTCTCGTACCTCTGAATGGCGTACTCCCCTGCTGTGCTTAGAAACTGCGCATCGAGCACCGCATCAGCGGCATCATGCAGACGGTCAATCTCCGGCTGCTCGGTCTCACATAGCAGCGGGAACTCGTAGGTCTTGAGCAGGATCGGCGGCAGGTAGTCCTGTAATTTCTTTCTCACGTCGCGCCTCCGATACTGTCGAGCCGCGGAATTTCGTCCGCTGCCAGCTCGATGTTCTTCACACTGCCGTTGATGGTCGTGTCCTCCACGTCCACCACGCAGTCGAGCGCAAGCAGATGCGTCTCAATCTGCGAGATACGCACAACGGTCGTCGCGCTGTCCGCCCAGACCTTCGCAAGCTCGGCAAAGTACATCTTGACCGCGCTCTCCACCTGCGACTGTGCGCTCGACCACGCCCAGCCGGTCGCAAAGGTGATATTGGTTGTGATAGCAATGTCGGCGTACCTCGCACCGGCGACAGTCACGGTGTGCCCGATCGGAGCCAGACCCATGCCTTCGCCGTGGTTCTGCTCGGGGTCGATAGCGGCCTGCACCTTGCTGATAAGCTCGGTGCTCGGTGCGGTGAAGTCGGATGCAATAATAGTCAATTTGACCGTGCCGCCGCCGTTCCAGACTGGGTAGACCTTAACGCCGCCAACACCAGTAATCGCGTTGGTTTTGTCCTTGTAGTCGGCAACATTGCCGCCGAACGCTTCACCGTCGATACTGGCATAATACTTCTCACGCAGGGTGTCGGTCGTGTCGCCGTCCTCAGCAGGAATGAGCACCGCCGCAATCTGGGCGGTTTCCAGACCGTTCACATTCTGAATCGGCAGCAGCAGGCCGGTGTACTTGTTGCCGACCGTACCGAGCGTTTCGGCTTCCAACTTATAGTGACCTGCTGAGATTTTCTCGGTAACTACATAGTTGACTTCATCACAGTTGAACCGCAGACCGGCAGACAGTTCGATGCTGGACGGCGTGAACACACCCTCGATAACAGAAGCCGTTTCGCCTTGAATAGCTACGCCGCGCTCTTTGCAGCGCAGCATAAGGTACTGGAGCGATGCCGTATCAACAAATGTTTCGTCCATCACGACATCCAGTTCCATGTACGCCTTTGCAAGTTCTGCGGCAGCAGGTGATAATGCATCATAGATGATGCTGCCCTCTCGCTTGTCCACCGTATCCGGCACGGATTCCAGCATACGGTTCATAATGTAGTCAAACGTCATTTCGTCGGAATACTTTCCGATCATGCCGCTTCACCTCCAATCTCAAATTCGCTCTCGACATCTCCCTCGGTCGTGGTTACGGTAAATTTCACAAGCAGGTTGCGCTTGCCCTTGGCGAACGAAAACTGCTCAACCGAGAGCACACGATCATCCGCCATGAGCGCATCTTCAATCGCCTTGGCAACCTTGGCCTGCAGATACGGCGTCATGGTCTGACCGAGCGGGGCGTTCAGCTCGATACCGTAATTCCAGCTGTAAATCGCGTACTGAAACCGCTCGGTCTGGAGAATCAGGAAGATGGCCTGCTTCATGGCTTCCAGTCCGTCCAGCTTGCCGCCGGAACACGGGTAACCGTCAAACCGCAGCGCATAGGTGCGCGTAGGCTGTGTTTTGATCTCGAAATCCTGCACGAGATCGTCATTATACTCTGTCGGCAGCATTACAGCGCCCCTTTCTTGTCTAAAATGAGATATTCCTGACCGCCCTGTTTCCTTAGCAGAATGAGCTTGTCCCCTACCTTAAACGAGGACGCGCTCACGCCGGTGCGGACAGCCAGAAAGTTCTTTTTAAGCACTGTCTTTTGGTCAATCTGTACCTGAAACGGCGATAACGAAATAACTTTGCCATAGTACCAGTCAGCAGGTCGTCTTGCTTCAAAGACGTTTTCTGCAATCTGCTTCATGGCATTAAACATATTAGGCACTAAACTCACCTCGAATTCCGCTCAGGTACAAATCCATCGTGTACAGGCCATTGCTGAACGTGTGCTTAGCCTTCTCCACGCACATATAGTTCTTGATGTTGATGTCACCCAGGCCCATGCCGACACAGACCGAAGTACCGGCGCGCGCCCGAACATCCCCGAACACCTTCTGCATGGTCAGCTCACGGTGGATGACGTTGTAGTATTTCATCAGCGCCTTGGCCTTGGTCTGCAAATCGGCGGTGTTAAGGGCGTTATCCAACTTTTCGTAATACTGGAGCGTGCCCCATTTGCTCTGGCTTGCTGCGTTATTCATGACATGGACTTCTCGCACGCCGGTTTCATCATTGTCCCACGCCAGCTTGATGCGGTTGTACACATCACTGTCGATGGACGAGGTGTAGCTGTATCCCTGGGCGGTGTCCTCGTCGATGTAGAGCGGCAGGAGCAGGCTCTCATACGGTTTCAGGCACAGTTTCCCGAAATCGTCATACAAGACGTACACCTTACCGGTGTTGATGATGGTCAGGTCACTGGCATTGCCGAGCATATCAAAGAGCGTCCCCTCCTCGATACGCTGCGGAATCTTGTACTTGGTGTCGGTCACGGTACCAACCTTGAGGCCGTAGTCCGCAGCCAGCATTTTCAGCACATCGGCATAGGTCTTGTTCGTGTAGCTGATGGTGTCCTTGTTCTTGAAGTAGCGCAGCTGGTCATAGGCCGTGACCTTAATCAGCCGGTTATCCGAACGCGACTTCTTAAAGACGTATCCGTAGAACACATTCGCGCCGTTAAACCGGAACGACACTGGATTGCCCTCATGGAAGTTGAGCGTATCGTCCTTGACCACCGTAAACGTCAGCGAGGACGCCGCGCCGCTGCGGGTGGTTTCCCACACGATGTCGCCCTCGATCATCGGCTGCTGAAGCTGACCGTTTTTGTTCTGGATGATCAGCTCGGCGCCCGGCATCTGATAAGACGGCACATCACGCAAGATTTCCTTGCGCGTACCTGCTGCACCTGTGACAGACTTAACAACAACGGTCGTGATATCCTTCTTTTTCTTCTCGGTACTCGAACCGGATGAACCGGACGAACTTGAAGAACCAGAACCGCCGATGATGGCGGTACCTTTTCGCCTGCCCCAGTTGTTACATTCGGCGTTCGAGGACATCAAGAGGTCGAAGTGGTACACGCCGTTCTCGATTTGAATCATGCCGCCACGGTCATTAACCGTGTACGTCACGCCGTCCAGTGCCGTACCTGTTCCCTGCACGGTAACCTTAGTACCAAACGGTACGGACGGAGGTGCGGCGCAGGTGTGCTTGCTTGGGTCTAACCTGTTGCCAAGCGCATCAAGAAAACCGCCCTCCATTGCGTTATTCGCCGGATAGTATGCCGTGAACAACGCCTTTACAGTGTTCGTTGCCGTGCCGCCCGACTTCGCGCCGGAATAGTTAGATACTGTGTCCTTCGACGATACATAGTTCAGCGGATTGACCGACGAACCGTTCAAGTGCATACCAAAATGCAGGTGACAGCCGGTCGAGTTGCCAGTTGTACCGACGGCGGCAATCTTCTGACCTGCGGAAACTTTCGCGCCCTTTGAAACATACAGTTTCGAACAATGTCCGTAGAAACTCATCAGACCGCCGCCATGGTTAATACTGATGTAGTTACCGTAACCTCCGTTCAAACCGGATACCGTTACAGTACCAGGAGCGAACGCAAGAATAGGAGTACCCGAAGCAGAAGCAAGGTCTACACCGTCATGAAACTTGACAGTGCCGTAAATTGGGTGTACGCGGTTACCATAGCCGCTCGACATACGCGAGTAGGACGGACACGGCCAAACATATTTACCCATGTTCTCCCCTCCTTAACCCGGCAGCTTGAGCACGGTTCCGGGATAAATCCACCAACCGTTACTGCTGCTTAATCTACCGTATTTCTTAGCTGCGGCTTCAATAGTAGCCTTATTCAGGCTGTAAATGCTCGTCCACTTAGAGCCGTTCCCCAGCTTCACGCGAGCAATGTCCCACAGCGTGTCACCCTGTTTAACAGTGTACGTTTTGTTCTTAGGTGCCGTAGTAGTGTCGCGCTTCTGCGTGACGGTCGCTTTCTTGGTGCCGCTGCTGCTGCTCTCGCTTTTCTTGAACTCGATCAGCTTGGTCTTGACATCCACATAAGTCAGCAGTTCGATTTTCGCCATCACGTCAACGCCGTAGCTACCGGCATCCTCGCTCAGTTCGTAGCTTTCCAACGATACCATGAGCGGCTTGTCCGGGTCGTTCGTCATCAGCAGATTGCCTGCGTCGTCCGTGCGGATAACCAAAAACTCAAACGGCTTGCACTCGCGCTTGAGCTTTTCCAGCAGTGACATATAATACTGTGCCGGCTGGTAGCCGTTCGGGTAACACGCAAACGGGTATTCCCTGTTCGGCAGGAGCGCATTGAAGCTGTACTTGCTCAATCCGGGTGTCTTGATGATGTTGCGCTGACCCTCGTTTATGAGGTTGATGGTCTTGTTCTGGTTGCTGATCTTGATGGTCAGCGCACTCGGCGTGACCGGAAGGCGCACACCGTCCATGTAAAACTCGTACATATTTTAGATGTGCACTCCTTCCGCACTGGTGACAAGCGCCTCGGTGACCTTGGCTTCCAGCAGATTGACTACGCCGTCCAGATCCATCTCGTTCGAGATGTTGTTGTGGTTGACCATTTCCACCTTGATCTCGGCGGTGGTGTACTTGTTGATGACCTGCCGCTCGGCAATATCGCGCAGCAGCTTGATGTCGTCCGAGGATACACTCACATCGTCCGCAATCTGTGCGGTGTTGTCCGCAATGTTAGACAGCAGGCCCGTTGCCGGATCGTCCGGCAGGTCAAGACCCAGCTTTTCAGAGATGCTGTTCTGGAGGTTTGCGCCCCAGTTGTAACCGTTGGCGTAAGCCGTTGAATACTCGATCTTCTCCTTGTGCTTAACGTACTCCGTCCACCCGGACTGATCCTTGATCTTCTGAATGCGGTCCGTGTAGCTGTCGTAGAATGTGTCCAGACCGCTGGTGATGTTGATCTTCACGCCCGGAATAAGATTGATGAGCTTCTCGATCGTCCTCACCATACCGCGGATGACACCGACAACATACTGGCTGAGCTGCAAAAACAAAATCTCGATCGATGCAATCGGGTGCTGGAACACGTTGCCGAGGAAGTTGATAAGGTCGGCAATGACGTTGTAGACCGGCAGATAGAACATATTGTAGACAAACGCGCCTGCCATCGCAAACAGGCCGCAGATCACGCCGACAGCGCTCGTCGTTTCGTTCTTCGCCCGGTTCGTGTAGTTGATGTACGCGGCAATAACGCCGATCAGAATGATGATCGAGCCGATAATCAGCACAATCGGGTTGAGCGACATCACGGCATTGAGCATCTTCTGCGCGGCTGTCAGCGCCTTCGTAGCCGCAGCACAGATCTTCGTCCAGTTGGCGGCCACCGCAAACAGCGCAAAGGCTGCCGCAGCCGCAAGCACCAGCGGGCCGATGACCTCAATATTGTTCGCCACCCAGTTGATGGCTTCCAATAGCGGCTGCAAGGCCATGATCGCCATGTTGCTGGCCTGCGTCCAGACGTCCGACCAGGTGAGCGGAATCTCGTTGAATTTCTGGTTGGTTTCCTCTGCCGAGGACAGCAGTGCGGACTTGACGACGCTCGCCGTCAACTCGCCCTCCTGCGCCATGCTGCGGATTTCACCGACCGATACGCCGAGATAGTCGGCAATCGACTGAATGATGGTCGGCGCCTGCTCGAATACCGAGTTCAGCTCCTCGCCGCGCAGCACGCCGGAGCCCATGGCCTGCGTGATCTGCAGCATGGCGGCTGCCTGTCCCTCGGCCGAGGTACCGGCAATCTTGAACTGCTTGTTCAGCTGCTCGACAAACGCGATCGTTTCCTGATTGCTGCTGAATGCATCACCGGCAAGCAGACCCATCTTAGCGACTGCGTCAGCCGTAGCGTTGTACGCGCCGCGCGAACGCATAGCCGACTGATAGATCAGCTCCTGCAGGTCGGCGGTGCTTTGCAAACCGTCGTTCATCAGATTCAGACGCGCCGTGGTCTGCGTCATTTCGTCCGACATACTCACGATACCGCTCACCAGCTTGGAGCCGAGGAACGCGGTGCCCAGCTTTTTAAGTGAGGCCGTCAGGTTCTCTGCCGGCGGCTGCGCCGAGGTCATGCCGTTCCGCAGCTCCTCGACTTCGCTCACGGTTCGGGTGAGTTCTTCACGCACACCCGTCAATTCGCTGTTAAATTGTGCATACAGACCGGTCGGTGCAGCCTGTTCGGTCAGGTTCTGCATCCGCTCAAACCGGTCGTTGACCGCACTCAGGTTGGACGCGATACGGCTGAGTACATTACTCATGCCGTCGCGCAACTGGACGGTGTTGGACAGTGCCATAGAACTCACCTCCTTCGTTTTGTCTTATTCAGCGCCTTTTCCTCTTCCTCGCCTCGCACAATGCACGAAGCTGTGATAAAGGCTCTCTCTTCCGTCGGCAGGCTCAAAAATGCGGACGGCAGGATGTGAAGCTCCTGCAGGCAGAAATGTGCGACGGAAGCCTCGTCATCCCCGTCCCGAATCAGTTTTTTGCCTGTTCCACCAGATCGAGCTTGTCACCGAAGCCGCAGATGTCGAACAGCTTTTCCGTGTAGTTCGTATACTCACCCGGCGTCAGCATGGCCGAGATCAGCTCCTCGGCGCATTTCACGCCGTAGCTGTCCTGCAGTTCTGCATCGTTGAGGTTCGGATAAACCGTGCAGGCGGCTGCCAGCTTGGCAAGGTACAGCACGTTGTCGAATTCCTGACGGAAGCTGCCGCGCTTGCCCGGCACCTGTACGCGGTACTGGCAGTCGCGGCGCAGTGTTTCGTCCTCGCGCGAGGAAATGCAGCGCACCTCCCACTCGAGCGGCTTGCCGTCCTCATCGGTGAAGCGGTCGGATACGACCAGCTTCACGTTTTCAACCCGCTTGGCGTTCTGCGCCAGAAATGCGGTAAGATTACCCATTGTACAAATTCCTCCTTATTCCATACCGGACAGTTCGGCAAACTCCTCAGGCATATCCCAGCCGTCGAACGTACCGGAAAGCTCCTCGTCAAGCAGACTGTCGCCTGCGTCGAACTTCGCCAGAATTGAGCTGTCGATCAGGCAGCCGGTGTGCGTGATGGTCTGACGGCCGGCGGACGATGACGGGTCCTCGTTGGACACCTGAATCTCAAACGGCGTCATTTTGCCGGTCTTGCAGTAGATCAGGAACCAGCGGCGGAACACGCTCTGGTTAAAGTGCGCCGTGCCCTTCCACGAACCGGACCAGCCGGTCGGCTTCTTACCGATGCCGGTACGGCCGAGGATTTTCACGTCCTGCGAATTGACCTTCGCAGACGATTCAAAGCTGTACAGCTGCATCATATTATAGCGGTTGCCGTCAATGGTGACGTAGCACTCGGCCATCGAGCCGGATACCGCATCATTTGCCTCCATAACAGGAGCGTTCAGCATGACTTTTCCCTCCTTTATTCAACGATTACCTTCATGTAAAGCTGTTCCATCGCGGAAACCGGCTGTACATGGTCCTCGACCGCAACAGACTTCTTCATGTCGTCGCCCTGCGACACGGTGACGCTGCTGCTGTCAAAGTTCTCAATGGCGCGGATGGTCTGGAGCTGGGTGTGGTGCGCTACAATGTCGCTCCACAGGCTTACGCGGCCGCTTGCGTCGTTCTGCACCTTGCCGAGGTACTTCGAGTTAAACAACGATGCAATGTCATTCGCAATCTGGTCGAGCACGCGCATGACCTGATTGGACGAGAAATCCGCGCTCTTTTCGTCCGTGACGGACACAAAGGTGTTGATGTCGGTCAGCACGCGCGTCTGGTCACCGACACGGTGGAACGTGAACTCACCGGACTTGATCGCCTTTTCAAGCTGGGTCTGCGTGTAGTTCGTGTCGATGTCGTACTCGCCGGTATAGGTCGAGTTGGTCATCGAACGGTTGACCGCGCACGCAGATTCCGCGCCGGTCGTCCAGTAGACAGCCGACGGGTCGTCAGATGCACCGACCAGACCGTTCTTGACGGAAATCACGCCCTCATAGTCTACCGAGGGATAACCATGCAGCACGCACTGGAACTTCACGCCCTGCTCATCACGCAGGCGGCGCGTCCAGTTGGCGAACAGACCCTTGACCGTGCTGTTCTTCGTGTCGCAGCCGACCGCGTTGAAGCTGTACGGCTCGATCTTGTCGAGGAACGTCTGGTAAGCGGCATCCTGCACCGCGCCGGTCGTGCCGCCGGTGAGCAGCAGGCCTGCGTTCTCGGTCAGCGCCTCGCTGCCCTTCCAGTGCAGATAGTCATTGTCGGAAAGGTCGGAAACTGCCTTAACTGCCTTCTGCGTGTCCACAATGGTCGTGCCGATATAGGTCGAAACATCGTAGACCTCGTTCGTCGATACCGTGAAGCCCTCGTTTTGCTGAATCACGATCTTCAATTCGTTGCCGATCTTGCCCGGATACTTCGCCTCCGCGTACTTGCATGCTGCCTTTGCACCGCCGCTGTTCAGGCGGAACAGGTGCAGCGTCTTGGCATTTGCGAAGATCTCGCGCAGCGGACGCAGCTCGTCCGCCGTGTAGGCGTAGCCGGTCAGCGCAAGTGAGCCCTTCTGGAACTCGCTGTTCTCGATGGTCACGACCTCGTTCTCCGGTCCCCAGTCGAGGGACAGCGGGAAAGCCGCCGTGCCGCGGTCGCCCAGGGTCGCAGACGCACGAGCCGCCGACACAAAGTTGATGTACGCACCGGGCAAAACCTTGTTCTGTACGGTATACATACCGCCGCCTAAAGCCATTTAATTCACCTTGCCTTTCATAAAGTTGTCGATGAGCGCATCCACCTCGGAAAAGGTGTAGCGCTGATCCTTGTCGAGCAGCACACCCAGCAGGTCGCGCCGCTCGCGGTATCTGTCGAAGGTCAGGAGCTGTGCGCCGGTAAACGCCGGTGCTCCTGCCTCGGTTTTGCGTTTAACTGCCATTTTCGTTCTCCGTTCCTACGGTGGTCTGCAAATTCTCCATCGGAATATCTTCCGGGACTTCCCGGACAAACTGCCGGTAGTCCGCGAAGAAGTGCAGCACCTCGTCTGTAATTTCCCACGAGAGATTCGAGCCGCGGAGGCTTTCCGTGCGCCGCAGCAGCAGCGTGAGCGTCTGTGCAACTTCCCGGCACTGCTCCTGCGGACGACCGTCCGACGGGAAGAACCGCACGTCCATGTGCTGCACGATCTCATGCAGGCCGGATGGGTACGGCGTGACGTCCGCACGAAGCTGCCGAATGGAGAAGCACGGCGCAGAGAATCCCTGCTCGATACGCTCGGTGTAGATGTCGTACTGCGCCGATGGATAGACCGTGCGCAGCTTATCGACGATTTCCTGTACTACGTTAATCATTTGCCCTCCATCATGCGGCTGAGAAATTCCTCGCTTTTGGTCTTGATAAAGGCCGACGCTTCTTTCTGGAGATCAAACAGACCATCGCGCAGCATATGCCTGCCCTCGACAAAGCCGTTCACAAGGCGCTTGCCGATGGCCGGAACGTACCGTCCAACCTCCTGCCGGTGGCCGTTCTCGACGTATGGTGCATACTCGATATTGTTATAAATATCCGCGTGGTACACCTTGCCGCTGCGCTTCGCCTTGGTGATGAACCAGTTGCGCCGCAGATGACCGCGGTCAACCGGTGTCAGTTCCTTGACGTCGGTCAGCAGACCGTTCATCATCTCATCGAGCAGGCCGGTGTAGAAAGCGTCCATCTCCGGTTCGCTGGCAGCAGCCTTAATGCGCTCGTTTAAGTCGCGCAGCTCGTGAAAATCACAGCTTCCCCAGCTTGCCATTACGCTCGCTCCTCTCGGACGGCAGAAAGCTGCTGATGCGTCGGATAGACCGCGCTTTCGCCGCTGTATTTCAGCCGATAGGTCGCGCCGTACTGCTGAACCGCAATGCGGCAGCCTGCCGGAATCGTCAGCTCCGGCGCACAGTAGATCGTGGCCTGATAGCTGATCTGACCGCTGTTCGCGTCCGTTTTGCTGTCCGGTGTGCCCGAAAACGACAGCGCACACGGGATATTCTCGTGCAGCACCGCGTCCGATGTAACAACGGTTTCGCCGCCCACTTCCTGTTTGCTTGTGCCGGTGACGGTCATCACGCCGTCATAGGTCTGCTCGAGCAGCGCCCGTTCCAGCTCCGGATTGCCGAGCATACTACCACCTCATCTTTCGATAGGCGTTCAGCTGCGCCTTGTAGTCGGTGAGGAAGTCACCCGAACTTGCCAGCGCCGCCAGCTGCTCCGCCGCCGTTGCAAAGGCAAAGGACGTATCCCCTCTGGACACGCCCTTTGCGGCAGGCTGCATATTCTCGTTCTGGAGCTGAACGCTGTTTACCAGACCGCGCACCATCAGCGCTGCGGTGTTCGTCAGGCCGTCCGGCGCCTCGGTCAGATTGCAGTAATTACAGATCTGCTCGAGCACCAGATCACAGGCGAACTCAAGCGTTTCCTGCGGCAGGTTCGGCAGCAGGCTTTGCGCCCGCAGCATCAGCGTTTCCCTTGTCATTTCTGCGCTTCCCCCTCGGTTTGTCCTCGGTCGGCTCGGTTTCCTCCTCGGCGGTCACGGTTTCTACAGTAAAGCCCGTGCGGCCGGAGAACCAGCTTGCAAGCCACTCGTTATCCGTCTGCGCCTCACCACTGACGAACTGCACGCCGCCGATCTTGCGGTCGTACTCCTCGTTCGGTGCCTTGATCTTATACATGGCAGTTCCCTCACTTTACCTTGAAGTTACGCAGCACGCCGGCAGCGCGGGACTTCTTGAGCACGGTTGCCGCTACCATCTCGACATCACCGGCCTTGACCGGGCCTGCGGTAGAGAAATCCGGCAGCGTGGTGGAGATCACCTTGCCGCCCATCGGAGATACGGCGTGGAAACCGTCCAGACCCAGACGGACAGCGTACAGGTCGGTCAGACCGGTAACGGTGGTCTTGGACGAGGACGCGCCGTATTCGCGCGAAGTAATCGGCACGACCGGCTTTTCCTTCTTCTCGGCGGTGTCGTAGTAATACTGCATATCCATGAACGGAATGCCATTGTAACCGCTCATCTGACGGCCGAAAGCGTCCTCGGAGTGGGTCAGATAACCGGCACGGCGGGCGCAGGAACGGATCTTGGTCAGCAGCGCCGCATTGCCGATGAGCATGGTCGGTACGCCGTCCAGCTCGGAGAGGAACTCGTCGAGCATATCGAGCACGGTCTTGTAGTTGGTGTCGATCGCCGCCGAGGTGGACAGGTCGATCGTCTTGGATGCGTCCGCGTTGATCTCGGTGGAAGTGCCGACAAGCAGCGTGTCCAGACCGTCAAAGCCCTTGGTGCCCTTGTCGCCGTTGATGGCGGTGTAGTGGAACAGGTTGGTGGTCGCCTTGATGTGCTCCTCGAGCTGGAACTGCACCTCGTTGATCTGGCCGTTCGCGGTGTTAGCGAGAACACGGTCGATCTTGAACGTACCGCCGAAGATCTTGAGGTCAACCGACTTGGTTTCGCGGTCGGCTACGGTGTCAGTATAGTCGGTGTTGATGTCACGGAAATCCGCGCCTGCCGGGGTCTTGAGCTGAGTGTAACCATAGGTCAGCGTAGAGCCGCCGGTGCCCGGAGATACCGAGTTGTCAAAGGTCAGTGCCTCCAGCAGCATGGAGCCGCGGCGGAACTGGTCGATAACCTGCTGGTCCACATGGTTTGCCATGCCGACCTTTGCCTGTGCGAGAGTGATAGGCATTTTTTATTCCTTCTTTCTGTTAGCCGTTGGTGTTGTATACTTCTGCGAGAGCGGAACCGAGATCGTTTACCGTGTTCGGGTTGCCGCCGGACTGCGGATTGTAGCCGCCGCCCTGACCGCCGTTCGGGTTTCCGCCCTTGCCGCCCTGCTTGCCGGACTGACCTGCGCCGTCCTCCTCGAACAGCCATGCCTTGTCCTTTTTCAGACTTTCGACCTGCGCGTCAAGGCCGGTGATCTTGCCGTCCGCGCCGATCTTGATGTCGTCCATCGAGAGCGCCGCGCGGGTCAGCTGCGGATCGCGTGCATGGGCACGGGTCAGCGCCAGGTCGATAGCTGCATCACGGCGAATATTCGCGGTGTCGGTATCGTACTTGGTCTGGAGGGTCTTGAGGTCGTCCTCCAGCTTCTTCGGGTCCTTGCCGTCCCACGCCTTGGCGGCCGCACGCAGGTCCTTGATGGTGTTGTTCGCCGTGGTCAGCTCCTGCGCCTTGGTGTCCAGGTCGGCCTTGGGAACGTAAGCGCCGCCGGCGGCGTTGACCACCTCAAACTTTGCGTCCTTTGCGGCCTGCTGGAACTGCTCCCAGGTCAGTGCGCCCTTTTCAAAAAGGCTTTTGAGAAATTCCATTGTTTTTTGCTCCTTTCATCGAAAAATGGGTATGAAAAAACCACCTTGACAGTTGTCTTGGTGGTTAGTTCTTAAAAAATTGTGTTAGCTCGATTTCCGAATCGACGAATACGCCGCCGACGTAAACATCGTTTTTGACTTTGATCGTCGCTCCGTCCTTTTTATAGATCATGACAGCGCCGCCGTCGATGTTCGCCAGCTCTTTCGCCTCAACAATGCCGGGAACATTTTCCTCGATAGCTTTGCATTGCCGTCGGTAAATACTCTTGTCGGGCTGATTGCAAATTGTGTATTGATACATAATGGTCACTCCAATCCAAGTGCCTTATTGACCGATTTACGGGTTTTAGCAGCCGTGTTCAGAATATCTTGAACTGCTTGCTCGCGGGTCAGATTTTTGCGCTGCATTTTGTCCGCAAGCAATTCCTCGAAAGACTTGTTCGGGTCGGTTTCGTCGAGCTGTTTACGCAGTTTCTGATCTTTCATCAGCTCACGTGCCTGCGTTCGGTGCGTATTTCGCAGCTCGCAAGCCTGCCGCGCCTGTTCTTCCAGCGACTTTGAAGTATCGAGCAAATCAGGAATATGTTCATCGTGGTACTTATACCACTGACGGACTTCCTTGTTGCCGAGTGTACCTCGCAGATCGCCCATATCCGCAAAATCCATACGGTTCAGCGTATCCTGCTTGCGGCTCTGGAACTCGCTCCACTTCTCACTGTCATTATACTTCATATTCTGAAATGCATCAAGTTTTCTGGGCATTTCAGTTTTAAAAATAGCGCGGTATTTTCCGAATTGCTGTTGATCTGCTCGAGCATTTTTATACTTCTTCTCAACCGATGTGCCGGCGGGATCGTCTTCGACGTACTTCCTATGCCATTCCTCATACGTCAGCTTCTTCTCGACATACTCGGTCTTGCCGGTCGCGGGATTTCTGGCGGCACGCTTACTGCCGATCTGGAACTCCGTCACCGGAACGGTGGTACACCGGCAGCGCGGATGCAGCGGCGGATAATTGATGCCGGTTTCGTGCTCCGCAAGCGGAAACTCGCGCTGATCCAGAGCGCCGCACACCGTGCAGGTCTTGAGGTCGAGCGCCGCCTCGAACCGATAGGACTGGACACCTGTTTCCCGGTATCCCTGTTCGGCAGCCTCAGCGGCGATGTGGGCGCTCTCGGTGTGGATGAGCGTTGCGGCGCGGCTCTCGGACACGCCCATGCGCTTGGCAAACTCTTTCGTCATGCGGTCGAGCGAATCGCCGTGTACCAGACCGCGCGAAAGCGTCTGCGTCAGCTCACGCAGGAGTTTGTCCTTGTCCGCCCAAATACGAGACGAAAATTCACTGCCGGCCCACGGCACCGCAAGAATGCGTTCAATGGTCTGCGGGTCAATCCTTGCGAACGTGCTTGCCACATCGGCCTGCTGGCTGACGGCGTACACCGTGCGGTAGTAGGTGTCGGTGTAGCGCTCCTGCAAATGGTCGCGCAGCACATCGCGCTGAGAGCCGAACAGCTCCATCATACGCAGCTCAACCTGCGTCTGCAACGCCTGCAAGCGCGAGATACGCGAACGGAGATAAACCTCCTCCAGCTCCTTGTCAAAGCCGCCAGCTCTCGCCTTATCTCGGAACTCGTTCAGCGACATCCGGAAGTCCTCCAACTCTGCATCCCGCAGCAGCCTGCGTGCGTCTGCCATGCTGATACTCTCGTTTGCGGCATAGCGGGCATAGAAGATCGAGATTTCCTTGTCCAGCTCGTGCAGAATGCGCTCGTATTCCCGATGGAACCGCAGACACAGGTCATCATCTTCCTGCTTCTGCTTTTCGGCCAGCTCGATGGCACGCTTGCGCCAGTAGGCGCCGTTCAGCTTATCCGCTGCTGCCATCGCCTGCACCGTCCTTTGGCGGGAACCGGAACTGCGGCTGCTTCTCGGCTGCCGCCTGCTGTTCCTTTTCGAGTTGTTTCTGCTCGCTCTCGGCATCGTCTACCCACGGATGGTTTGCGAGGATGGTCCTGTCCGAGATAATGCCGACCGACTGCTGCGCGATCTGCGCGGTTTCGAGGTCGTTCTGCACCATGTTGCGTGTCCATGTCTGGAGAATGCGTTTCGGCTGTGCGATACCCTCCAGACGGCAGATAGCGCGTACCAGCTCGGCAAAACCGCTGCGGAACTGCGTTTCCAGCATCACGGCCTTGAGCTCCAACAGACTGTACAGGTACTTGAGCGCCACGCCGGACGAGTTGCCGAAATTCTCAGGGTTCGGGTCAACACCCATGCCGGAAACGAAGATCTGACGGCGGGTTCTTTCGAGGAAAGCGTTCCGCGCCTCAAACGGAATTTCCGCGCGGATGGTGTCCACGCCGCCGTCCCCCTCGACCTTGATGAGCTTGCTCTTTTTGAGGTCACTCATGAACTCGGTCTTGTCCGTGCCGCCGTAGTTCTTGATGACGAAGATAACCTCCTGCACGTCCTCCATATCGTTGGCGAAGCCGGAAACCACCTTGTCGTAGGCGTCGATCAGGTCGCGGTACAGCGGCAGATCGCCCCGCCGGTCGGCGTTGTTGTAGAACGGGATGAACGGCACCGCGCCGAGGCCATGCCGCAGCTCCTGCCCTACTTCCGGATACTCGAAGTAGGTGTAGTTGCCGGACACGCCGTTCTGACGGTAGAACCGGCAGGTCGTGTCATCCCAGTATTCGCACACCTGCACGGTCTGACCGCTCTGCGGGTCGAGCATGGTGTAGCAGCGCAGCACGCCGACGAGGTCGCTCTCCAGTGTACCGGAGAACACCGGCACGATCTGTTCCGGGTCTACGGTGTGGTAGCGGAACCTGCCGTCTGTGCCGCGCCAGTAATGCAGCCAGCCGACCGAGGTGTTGCTCGCGTCAATGCCGAGCTGCATGGCCGTTGCGGTGTACTGATCTCCGAGAATCTCTGCAATCCGCTCGTTGGCGATCTTGTTCCCCACATCGAACACCGGCGGGTAGCTCAGCGCGTAGGAAACCTTCTGCGTCACGAGCAGATTATGCCACGAGTGCGAAATGCGGTTGTCCGCGAGGTGCAGCGGATTGCCGAGCGCCTGTTCGGTCTCTGCCTGCCGCTGCAAAACGCTGTTGTCCTGCTTGATGCGGTTGACGTTGCTGTAATAGCGCCGCGCCTCGTCCGCCTCGCGGATGAACTGCCCGTGCCCCTGTAATAGCCGCTGAATCGTGCGGCTGTTCACTTTCACCATACGCTGACCCCTCCTTTCCTGGTAAACTGCTCCGCAACGCCGGTCGTGGCGTCGGGAGCGTCATCGTGGGCATTCTTGCCCTCTTTCTGGTAATGGTACATTGCTTTTGCGTACTCCGGCCAGCGGTCGCGCCAGTTCACCGGAAAATAAATGTGATCCTGCACCCACGTTGAGTTCGTGAGGATACGCGCGATCTTGTTCTCGCTCTGGTGGAACCACTCCACACGGCAGCGGTTGGAACCGAGCCGCCGAAGCTGCTCCTGCACGTTGCGGGCAAAGCCACGGCCGCCGTTGTTGCTCTCGATTTTCGCGAGGTTTACGCTGTGCGCCAGCAGTCGCCGTGCGGTTTCCGGCTCGGTGATCTCCATCGAGGCCTTGGTGTAGTAGATGTCGAGCACATAGGCCTCGTGGTTATACTCGCCGTAGATGATGCTGCACAGATAGTCCGCGCCGGTGTCCGCCGTGTCGGTGTAGCTGCGGATATGCGTGAACAGCGGCTTGCCGTTTGCATCGCGCGGAATGTCCGTGTAGGTCTTGAAGCTGCTGTACAGACGGCCTTTCAGATCGATCGGCTGCTGCTGGTAGTTCGCTGACGCGATCTCCTCGCTCATCGTGCGAACCTTGTCCTCGTAGTCCTCACGGGTGAGAACCGCGTCACACAGCATCGTGCCGTCGTCCTGCAAGGCTTTCATCGTGATGAGTTCCGCATCCGGCCAGTGCTCCAGCGCACGGCCTGCGAGGTCACCGGTCGCCCAGCGCGTCATGATGATAACGATCTTGTAGCCGGTTTCGGTTCGGGACAGCATCGTGTCCGTGAACCACTGCCACTGCTTGTCGAGTGCGCCCTCGTTGAACGCCTCCTCGGCCTTCTTGATCAGGTCATCGAGAATCAGCTTGCGTGCACCGAAGCCGGTCGCCGTACCGCCCGGAGAGGTAGCAAGGTAGCTCGCGTACTGTCCATCAAGCGCCCACTTGCCTGCGGCGGCCTCGCCGTACTTGATGCGGGTCTGCGGGAAAATGTCCGAAAACACGATGCGGCTCGGGTCAAACCGTTCCTCCGCAATGCCGTCGCGGACCGCCCGCGCGAATGTCGTGGACAGCGTTTCGTTGTAGCTGCCGGTCATGATCTGCTCGGACGGATCGCGCCCAAACAACCACTGGCTCAGCAGCACCGCCGTGCGGCTCTTGCCGTGTCGCGGCGGCATATTGACCACCAGCACCTTGCGGTCGCTCTCGCAGAACGCCTGTAAGCGCCGACACAGCGTCTTGAGGTACGGCCGGTCCTCGCGGTAGAAGTCCGGCGCCATCAGCTTGCAGAACGACCAGAAATCACGCCGGGCAAGCTCAAGGCGAGCCGCCCTGCGAATGCGCTCGTCAACCATCGTCCGCCAGCTTCCGCAGCTCCTCGGTGGTCAGACCGGCAAGCGGGTTCTCCACCTCGAGAGTGCCGGAGTGCTCGATCTGCTGCTTGTCGCGCCACCTGTCCGGTCGGCGGTTCTTCAGCCAGAAGATCTGCGCGGTCGTGTCCGGCGGAATGTGCTTGACCGTCTGCACGGTCTTGATGCTCTTCTTTCCGCCATCCTGACTGCGCTCTACGCGCTCCTCGGTGTAGTCGTAGCCGAGTGCACGCTTGAGTAAAGCGTTCTCAACTTCGATGTCTACGACCTCTTTTCCCCTTTTTAGGGCCTCCGAAAACTCCGAGTATTTGTTTTTCCAGTCGTACAGCGTGCTGGTCGTAATGCCGATCCTGGCTGCGATCTGCTCATCTGTCAGACCATCCCTCGCCCACGCTTCCAGACGGGTGATGCCGTCCGGCGTAAGCCATTCCTGATATTTGCCTTTTGCCATTCTGCACCGTCCTTTCTGAATTCCGGGCACGAAAAAGCACCCTTGTTTCCAAGAGTGCCTTTCCGGAGGTGTTTCCAATGCTATGAAGCAGGAGAAATGCGGGACCTCAGTTTCATTCCCGCTGAACTTCATGATACCAGTATAGCACGGAACAATATGAATTAACATGTCCTTTTTGCAATCAGCGGTTCGACCGCCTGCAATGCCTGTCTGTGCATCTTCATTGTCCATCGCCACGAATAATTCAGGTCAACCGCGATTTTCTCCCACTTCTCGAAGTTTAAGTACCGCTTTGTGAGAAGTGTCCGCAGGGTCGTGTCCGGCACCTCAGCGATTACCGCCGCGATCTCCTGCTTGATGCCTACCAGCTTGTCGATCTGGGCGTCCACCTGGGCGGCAAAGTCGGCGTAGCGGCTCATGCCGCCGTCTGAGGCACCGCAGCCGCCCGGTGCACCGCTCACCGATGCCACGCCGGACACGCAGCGGTCATATGCCCGGCGCTTGGCACTCTCCAAAGCCGTAATCTCGCGGTCGAGTGCCCACCCGCGGTTCAGCCAATCCTTAGTTGTCATAATCCTACCTCAACGTGATTCCGTAGTCTTCGAGTTCCTTTTCGAGATCGGCTACACACGTAGCCCTTGGAAACGCTGTCCGCGAGGTAGTTTACCTCGTCCCAGACCCGCCGGAGCCGTGTGTAGCCGAAGCCCTCCTTATCCCGCAGCGCCGAGAAAAAGATTGCCCATGCTGTTGTTACCGCCTCGTTCTGTGCGGCTTTCTTTGCCTTTTGTACGTCCGCCAGTGTCGCCGGACGCCTGTGCGGATTGACACGCTTTTTTTCTTCATCGCCATACCTCCATGCTAAATAGCGCCGAACCTTGTCGCTGTATTTAGTCATGCGACGTCACCGTAACCGGAATGATCATCTCCGGCAGGAAATTCACCTCGTAGTGGAACTTGTTCACGTAAGCGCCGCTGACGTCCTCCACAACGTAGATCGTCCAGTCGTTGAGGTACACAAGGTGTTTCTTGTAAACGCCCTGCCCGGTCTCGACAGTCACCTCCAGCTCGTTCTCGCTGTTGTTCGAGATGGCGAAGTTGCCGATCAGCTCAAACACCGGCTTGTCCGTACGCGCGTTGATGACTTCCAGACGGCGCGTGACGTTGAAATTGTCCGCCTCCTTCGAGATGTTGTACGCAACGCGTTCGCTCTCCCTGCAGGCCGACAGACTACACATCATAGCACCGCAGAGCAGTGCCGCCATGATTTTCTTTTTCATTTTTGTTCCTCCATGTATTTTCTCATAATTTGAACCGCCATGCGGCAGGCCTCGTCGCAGGCGGCGACCATCTTCTCGCGGCCGTGCAGACCGCCGTAGTATTCGATCTCGCCCAGGGCCTCGGCTGTCGTTTCCGGGTCGAGGATGCGGATTGCTTGGTTAATCGTCATGTGTGTCCTCCCTCTCTTTGGCACGCCGTTCCGCTCCATGCAGAATAGCCTGAATGGTGTATGCGTCCAGCAGTGTCATAACCGGAATGGTCTTCCTGCATAGTTTCAGCAGGGTTTTCGCTGTTTTCTTGTCTACCGGACCACTGAAATCGTTCATTCTTTGTCCTCCTCCCGAATCGTTCGCGTCAGCTCCTCGTGCAGCTCACGGAATTTCCCGTCCCAGAAGTTGACCCGATGCAGCACAAGGAAGAACAGAACCAGCCACAGGATACAGTCAAGATTGACCAGCAGATCAGTGATTGTCATGACCCGTCTCCTCTCGCAGATGATACATCAGGAAGTCAGCCTCCGGCACATCGCAGAACTCGTCTCGGTCGCGACCGATCACAAGAATCGTGCCGACGAAATCCACGCCGACGAACCGGCAGTTGTACGGCAGACCGCACAGACGGCCCTCCTCGTTGCAGATGATAACAACATCGGCAATGCTTACGGTTTCGATGTAGCCGCCGACCTCCTGCTGCAAGGCTGCCAGCGTGTTGTCGATGTCGATCAGCTCCGGTTCGCAGCCGGGCTTTTTACGAATTGCTTTCATAGCTTCCTCCTACTTCAAATACCGCTCGATCGGCTCAAACGGAATGGTGAACTGCACATTGCCGTCGTTGATGCTCAGTGTCTTGCCGATCTCATCGTTGGTGATGATGCAGTCGAACATCTTCGGAACCAGAAACGACGATCCCGATACGTTTACGCCTCCGCTAACACGAACGTGCAGGTTTTTGATTTTCTTTTTCTCCATGCCTCATTCTCCTCTCAGTGCCTCTGCGGCATTTTGATCATCTTCCACAGAACGGCTACGCTCTCCTTGACCGCGCTGCTGCTCCGTGCCCGATTCAGGATTTCCACCTGACGGTTGTAATGCGCCTGACACAGCTTAAAGCCGGGCTTGACCGGGTTGCTGCACCAGCAGCAGATCCCGGGTGCTTTGGCGCTCAACTTGCGGTTTCTGCGGCGGCGTGCACAATTCGTATTCTTGATGTTGCACTCATAGCAGCGCACATAGCCTTTCTGTGCAGGCTTGCCGCACCGCACGCAAAGTCCCGCCGCCTTACGCTGTTTGTAGAGCGCCTTGCCGCTCTGACGGACACGGCTGCGTACCTGCTCTTTCTGCTCCTCGGTCATGCTGTCCCATCGCACTAATTTGCGTATATTCTGTTTGTCAAGGCAGTTCAGACAGCACACACGACCAGGTGCAGCCTTTTCTTTTCCGCAATTCGGGCAGATGCCGTGCGACTTAAAGAACTGATAGTCCGACATTGCCTGTTCAGCTGTCCTCATTACGACCCCTCCAGACAAACTCGCTGCACTCCTCATCGCACTTGTTGCAGAACGCCATGTACTCCTCGTTAGGCCGGTACACTGGCTTATCGTCGACGCAGCAGTGCGCGCACATCTCACACGGGTCTGCATCGCCGGACACCAGTAGCCGCATATCCTGTTCCATGTCATTGAGCTGCTTCTCCATGCACTCGGCATGAGCCACCGGTGCAGCCTTAACCGGCTCCCCACAGAATTTACATTTTGCCATAGTTCTCCTCCTCAAAACATCGTTTCAACTTCCCCGACGATCTTCTTCACCTCGGGGTTCTCGCTCTGCCGCAGCAGCTTCATTGCCGTACCGGCACGCAGCCACTCGGCCTCCTGCGCGAGGTTACGCTCGTAATCTTTTTTCAGCTCCTGCTTATACGCCACGCCCTCCTCACGGGTCAGGCCGCCGTGAAAGTGCAGCTCATACAGCAGCCGCAGCGCCAGCCAGATCATGCGCTCGGCGGGTGTCAGACCGTCCGGCTCGGGTTTGCGGTCGTATGCCCGTTGGTTCATCTCCTCAAAGTCCATATCAGCCCTCCACCGGCTCGATGTGAATCCAGATGCCGGGCGTGTCCGCCCAGAATTTCTCCGTGATCTCCGAGCACACCAGCGCATCGTCCGTCCAGAAGTGCTCGGCGGTCATGCAGTCCTTGAGCAGCTTCTGCAGGTTGTCCGTATCCGGCTTTGTCGTGCGGTAGCTGCCGTCCGGGTGTTTTCCTCGCGGGAACAGCCACTTCACTACGAGCCGCACGCCGCCTGTATACGGCTGTTCCGGCCGGTGCTGCCCGAGGTGAGCGCACAGCTTTGCGCGGGCGGCGGCGAGCGCCTGCGGCTCGTAGAACTGCGGCTTGCCATGCACCACGCGCACCTGCTTCTCCTGCGCCGTACACGTCGGCGGGCGCATCGCCATGAAAAACTGCGTTACCATTTTCTTCTTCTCTCCTCTCGCGCGACGGGTCCAGTCGTGTGTGCGCTCTCCAACCATCTGTGAGGGGCGCCTTCAAAGCCCCCTCACATGGTGAGTGCGTTCACACACTGACCCAATCACCGTTTCTCATTTCTCATTCTCAAAAAGTTATATATTTATATATACAGGTCGTGAGAATGTTCTCATTTCTCATTTTTGCAGGTCGTGAGAAAGGTTATGAGAAGTTTCTCAATTCTCATTCTGCAAGGTCGTGAGAATGAGAAACCTTTGTCACCTGACCTGTGTTCCGGTCAAGTTCGTAGCCGTATTCCCGAATCCAGCGATACACTGTCTTGTCCGACGGAGCGCGTGCATCGCCGTCCTCTTGCTGCGAGTAATACTCCACAAGGTCGCGCACCGTCGGTGCATCCCCGCCCAGGCACAGGGCATTGTACGCCGTATCGAACGCTTCCTTCTTGCTCTGCTTCGCCTGCTTTGCCTTGCCCTTGCGGGCCTTTGCGCCGCGCTGCCATGCCGGAGCGGCCTCGTCCGGATTGATGTCCTGCAGGGCACCGTTGCCGTCCAGCTTATGCACCGGAAACTCGAACCACAGGTTGACCGGCGGGAACTTCGGGAACTCACGCAGCGTGCCCTCGATGCGCCACGCCGTCCGTGCCTGCACCTCTTTCCGGGTGTCGGCAATACGGTCGAGCAGGTGATTGTAGTCCACGCCGGAGAGCAGCCGCCTGCAGGCATCCATCGCAGCACGCTGGCTGCACAGGTCATCCTGCGATACCTCGTCGCTCTTTCCTGCTGCCTCGAGCGCCGCGCCGCATACACGGCAGACGGCGTTGTTCTCCATCTGCACACGCAGGTCGTCCGACACCTCCAGTTCGATGAGGTCGAGCAGCGCATCCGGGTCGCGGGCGAACACGCCCGAGCCGCTCGCGCGGTCCATCGAGCGCTTGCCGCCCTGTGCACCCTTGGAATGGTGGTGACAGTAGATGGTCGCGCAGCCGAGTTCGGTGCACACCTTGTCAAACTGGTTGCAGAAGTTCGCCATCTGATCGGCGGAGTTCTCGTCGCCGGTGATGACCTTGTAAATGGGGTCGATGATGACCGCGATGTAGTCCTTCTTGATGGCTCTGCGAATCAGCTTTGGCGTGAGCCTGTCCATCGGCACGGACTTGCCGCGCAGGTTCCAGATGTCGATGTTGCCGAGGTGCTCAGGCTTCCAGCCGAGACAGCTGTACACATCCTTAAAACGGTGCAGGCAGGAGGCGCGGTCAAGCTCGAGGTTGACGTACAGCACTCTGCCCTGTGCACAGTCGAAGCCGAGCCAGCTTTTGCCCTCGGCGATGGCGATGGTCAGCTCGATGAGCGCGAACGACTTGCCCGCCTTGGACGGTCCGGCAAGCAGCATCTTGTGTCCCTGCCGGAGCACGCCGTCGATGAGTGCCGGAGCCAGCGGCGGCATCTCGTCCCAGACCGCGCTCATGCTCTCCGGGTCGGGCAGGTCATCGGTCGCGCTCTCGATGAACTCGCGCCACTCGGCAAAGTCCGCCTTGCCGATGTTGGTGTCGATGAGGAACTGCTTGTGTCCCTTTCGCATCACGCCCGGCATACGCGACAGGCGCGACGGATTGCGGTTCTGCTGGTCGAGTTCCAGACCGTTCTTGCGGCAGACCGTGTACAGGTATTCGACCCGCTTGCGGTACTCTGGGTAGTCGAGTGCATCAATGTGTACAATGGCGTGCACGCTCTTGCCGCCCGAGTGTACCAGACACGCCACCGGCAGCTCCAGCTCGCGGATGAGCGCGTTCTGGCGGTCGATGTCCATGCCGTCGCACTCAACGAGCGCGTAGCGGAACGCGGTGACGTTCTCGTTGCGGATGCCCTTGCCGTCGAGCGGGTTGAAGCGGATCCACGCGCCAACCGCCGGGTCGTAGTCACCGAGCACGCTGCCGATGTCGTCGCCGCAGGCAGAGAGCGCCTGCACCAGCTGACCGGCGGTTCGCGCCCAGTCGCCCTTGGTCGGCATGGCCTTGCCGTCCTCGTTCGAGAACGAGCGGGTGACGTAGCCGACGTGCTCCTCGCTGTCGAACAGCGTTTCGAGGTAGGTGATGAGCTGCTGCGCCGGATGCCACTCGGCGGGTTCGGCAATCTCCTGCGCCTCGACCCAGTGCGGGTCAATCACGCGGTAGGGTTCGTTCCCGCCGATCTCATCGTCCCAGCCGAGTTCACAGTCGCCGCCGTTCGGCTGCCAGCCGCCGCGCTGCGCCATCTGCACGATGGTTCCCGCCGTGATGGGCGTGTCCGTACCGCGAAAGCTGTCCCACTTGCGGGCGCACTCGCCGGTGCGGTAGCGCCCGCCGTCCCGTCTTGACCAGTCCTCCCACAGACCGACGGAATAGCCTGCTTCTTTCAGTCCCATGCCGACGCCGACCCACTCGCTGTACGAGAGTTCTCTCGGGTCGATGTAGTCCAGCGCCTGCCGGAGATCGAGTTCGTCCTGCTTCATTTATCCTCCATTATCCCATGTAGGTTTTCGGGTCGATGCCGCGCGGAATGCGCCAGCCGTTGGCGGCAATGCGGTCGATGAGCTGCTTTGCCTGCTCAAACTGCCAGGTGCCGACGTGCTCAAAGCCCTTGCCCTCCAGAAAGCGAATCTGCTTGGGCGTTGTCAGACCCTCGGTGCGGCGTGCCGCCAGACGGTCGAGCAGCTTTGCCGCCTTGCCCGCGCATTCGATCTCGTCCGGGCGGATGCCCCACTTTTCCAGTGCGCCGAGCTGCTTTTCGCTCGGCGGCGCAATCTCCCAGCCGAATGCAGGCGTGTAGCCTGCTAAATCCTCCGCCTGAATGGACAGCTCAAACTGTAACGGGTCCACCAGACGGCGCTTGCGGCTTTTCATCTCCGCCAGCTGCTTGGCGAGGGATTCCTCGCGCTGCTGCACCACATCGCTCTCGGCCTGCTCGGCGGCTTCCAGAATGTCCACCGGACCGCCCTGCTCGGCTGCACTCTCGGTCATGCTCTCGGCCACCTCGGCGGTTTCGCAGACCAGATGCGCCGGTCTGCAAAGCTCGTGCCGCTCGGTGTGCCACAGGAAATCCAGCAGCAGCAGGTCGTTCTTGCCGGGAAACAGGCGCGTGCCGCGGCCTACCATCTGGCTGTACAGGCTGCGTACTTTAGTCGGGCGCAGCACCACAACGCAGTTGACGCTCGGGCAGTCCCAGCCCTCGGTGAGCAGCATACTGTTGCACAGCACGTTGTACTCGCCGCGGTCGAACGCCGCAAGGATTTCCGCGCGGTCGGGCGATTCGCCGTTCACTTCTGCCGCACGGAAGCCGCGCGAACACAGAATATCGCGGAATTTCTGGCTGGTCTTGACCAGCGGCAGGAACACAACGGTCTTGCGGTCGGCACAGGTCTTTGCCATCTCGTCCGCGATCTGGTAGAGGTACGGGTCTAGCGCACTGTCGAGGTCGCCCGGCTTAAAGTCGCCGGACTGTACGCCGACACCGCTTAAATCCATCTTGAGCGGCACGGTCAGCGCCTTGATGGGCACAAGGTAGCCCTCGCGGATGGCCTTGGTCAGCGAATACTCATACGCCAGCGACTGAAACACGCTGCCGAGATTTCGCATATCGCCTCGGTCGGGCGTTGCGGTTACGCCGAGCACCTTTGCGCTGTCAAAGTGGTTGAGGATACGTCCGTAGCTGTCGGATACCGCGTGATGCGCTTCGTCGATGATGATGGTGCCGAAGTAGTCCCGCGGGAACGCCGCCAGCCGCTTGGGCCGCATAAGGGTCTGCACCGAGCCGACCGCTACACGCAGCCAGCTGCCCAGACAGCTCTGCTCGGCTTTCTCGGTCGCGCAGGAAAGTCCGGTCGCGGTGTGCAGCTTGTCGGCGGCCTGATCGAGCAGCTCGCCGCGGTGCGCGAGGATGAGCACGCGGTCGCCCTGCCGCACCCTGTCCTCGGCAATTTTCGCAAAAATGACAGTCTTTCCGCAGCCGGTGGGAATAGAAAGCAGGGTGCTGTCGTCACCCTGCTCCCAGCGGTTCTCGACCGCTTCACGCGCCGCCTGCTGATACGGTCGCAGTTCCATATTAGAATGCTCCCGGCGTAAAGCCGCCCGCCTGCTGCATGGACGGCGCACCCAGCGGATCGAGGAACTCGTCCAGATCGTTGGTTTCGCGGTCTGCGCCGGTCTTGTCCTTGTAAGTACGCTTGGTGATGCGGCAGCGGCCGGTCTTGCCGGTGACAGCCGCCCAGTTCATACGCAGCTTTTCGCCGTGCTGGCGCAGACCGATGCTTGTAAAGAACTGGCACAGCTTCCACTCAAAGCGCTTAAGCAAAAACAGGTTGACGTTCATCTCGCTCTCGCCGTCCGGCGCATCCACGCGCAGGTGCAGGATAGCCTGATTGCACGGCGCTACCTTTTCGCTGCCTGCGTAGCGGGCACGCTCAAAGCCCAGTACGGTAAACGGGTACTCGCCCGGCTCGAGCACACGGCGCGGACTGCCCTCGTTTTCGATCTCGTCTTCCCAGCCGAGCTCCTGATCCAGAATGTTGTCGTTCATAATAATTGTCCTCCTTGATTAAAACGGAATGTCCTTGCGCTCTTTCAGAATGACCTGATAGAGCTGATCCCACGCACCGATCAGGCAGCCGTTTACGAAATCCGCCGGATAGTCGGTGATCTCCATGCCGAGCGGAAAGTATCCCTTGGCGGAAACGGCGGTCTGAATGTCGGTCGCGGTGACGTTGTTGGCCTGCATCAGGTCGCGCAGCGCCTGCGGGATACCTGCCGGAATGTCCGGCACGATGCCGTCCGGTTTCGCCGGTTCGCTTACTGCCGCCTGTGCGGGTGCATCGGAAACGTCCTTACACTTATCCGGCGTTTCGTCCGCAGAATTGACCACAATCGGTTCATTCGGTTCAGTAATTGACCGAATATTTTTTTCGTCCCCGATGATATGGGCGATTCCGGCATAGTCGAACGGCATTTCGCCGGGCAGGCCGAAGCGGTTCTTGGCATCCCAGCACGGGTGATGGGTGGTGTACATCCGGCGCTCGCCGCCCTGCCCCTTGGTCTTGCCATTCTCGGTCTTGACGGCGAACGTCTTATAGTTGGCGAACAGCACCATGTCCGCCCACTCCTTGACGAGCGGCGCGGTCTTGGCGGACAGCTTCATCTCCCAGCGGTCGTATGCGCCGAGCTCGTCCGGCTGCTCAAATTTCCGCATCTTGGCGTGTGCCGTCACGACTACGTTCACGCCGCGCTCGACCAGCTCGTTCAGCGTATTCAGCAGGCTGCCGAACTCCTCCATCAGATAGGTGTAGCCCTTGCCGTAGCCGAACTCTTCGATGCTCTTTTTCTGCGCCTTGTCGCAGACGTAGCGGCTGCACAGCAGCTCCGCCCAGTCCATCGTGTCGATGATGAGCGTGCCGCACAGGCTCGGGTCGGCAATGCACTCCTTGACCAGACCGAGCAGCATGACCCAGCTGGTCGGCTTAGGCGTGCGGGCGACGTCCATGTGCTTGGTGCCGCCCTCGGTGTCGATGAACAGCGGATTCGGGAACTGTGCGGCAAACGTAGACTTGCCGATGCCCTCCGGACCGTACACGACAACCTTGAGCGCGGTCTTCTGTTTTCCGCGAATGATCTGCATTAAAATGCACCTGCTTTCCATGTACTCTGCGGCTCGTCAGGTAAAGGCTGTTCCTCTCCCTGCACATAGCCGTCCTCGATGATGATGGAGCACTCGTCACCGGTCGAAACGCGCGTTGCGATGGCCTGTAAGCCCTCACTCTCCAGCCACGCGCCGAACTCGCGCAGCGTGCCGAGGTCCATCTGCTCCAGCTTATCCAGCAGCACGAAGCCGCACTGCGGTTTCAGACAGCGCACAATGGCGGTCGCCACCCGAAGCTGCTCACTGCCGGACATATTATCCCATTTCTGACCGTGATAGGTCAGTGCGCCGTCCGCAACACCGAGGCCCTCCATCGGCAGCTTGGTGCCGTCGAGCAGCGCGCGCTTGTCCTCGCGGAGCTGTTCAATTGCGGCGGTCAGGCTGTCATACTGCTGCTGATAGGCGCGTGCATCCTCCTCGGCCTTTTCACGGTTGAGGTTGTCGCGCACCTTGGCGTTGATGGTTTCGATGTCGGCAATGCTACGCTCCAGCTCCTCGGTGCTCTCGTCCACCAGCTGCTCGGCGGTCTTGCGTGCGGTGACCAGGTCGGCGGTCTTTGCGGTGAGTTCGTCCTCGGCGGTTTGCAGCTGACGGTGCAGCTCATCCACACGCGCGGTCAGGGTGCTCACCTGCTGCTCGAGCAGGCTTGCCATCGCCCGCTTGCTCTGGTTCTCGCCGTTGCGGGCAAGGATTGCCTGCTGCTGACGAATGAGATCACTTGCGGAGATGAGTTCGTCCGGTGCATCCGGCCAGTACGGCTGCTCTTTCGCGTACTTGGCTTTCTGGTCGGCAATGCGCCCGATAGCAAGGCGCTCGTTGTACTGCTCCTGCTCTTTGCGCTCGAGCGCGGCAAGCTGTTCGCCCACGCCGATGATGCGGAGCAGCGTGTCCGCCTTTTCGCGGTCGCTCGCCTGCATAAAGCGCGGCAGATCGAGTGCAAGCTGCTCGATAAAGGCGTTCAGCAGCTGCTGTCCGGCCTTGCTGCCCGACGGGTCGATGACCTTGAGGTCGCTGTTTTTGCCGCGGCGCTCGACGATCAGGCCGTTGGACAGCGTGACCTTGATGTGCGGCGGAATGGTGCTGCCCTCACGGTTAGCCATGGACGGACGGAAGCGGTCGCCGCCGAGCGCCCACGCAATCGTGTCCAGCAGCGAGGTCTTACCCTGGTTGTTGTTCCCGCCGATGATGGTCAGGCCGGTTTCGCTCGGATGCAGCTGCACCGCACGCACGCGCTTGACGTTCTCCGCCTCGAGCGAGGTGATCTTGATGGGGTCGGTCATGTTACATCTCCTCCAGCAAAGCCTTGATAACGTCCTTGGAAGCGCCGCAGCGGATTGCGTTGGCAACATCCTCGCTGGTCAGCTTGCCCGCACGGACGATGGATGCGTTGACAATAACGCCGTCACAGCTGTCCTCGAGCCACATCGGCGAATTCTCGCTCGTTACGAACTGAGTGAACATCTTGCGGAACGCCTGCGCGGCGCGCTTGTCCTGTGCACCAATCTGCAGATACGCACTGCCGATTGCATTGACCAGTTCGGAAACAATCGCTTTCATGTTGCCCGCCAGCTCTACACTCGCCTCAACGTGGTCGCCTTTTACGTTGCTGATAATCTTTACCATTGAAATTCTCCTAACTTCATGCTATTATGTGGTTGAATACATTTCTTTGCCGCTGATTGAGATTGCCGTCCCGACAGCGGCTTTTTTCACGCCTTGATCTCGTCGTAGGCGATGATGGCCGCGATATGGCAGACAGCGTCCTCGGTGTTCGGGTGCTGCTCGATGATGTACGACAGCTTGCGGATTTCCTGCTCGATGACCGTCAAGGCCTTGCGCCAGCAGGCAGTCATCTTGTTAAAGTCGTCCACGCGGCCGACTACAGCGTCGAACGCCGTGAAGATCATGCGGTCGAGGGCTTCATCGGACACCTGTACTTTAGGCACCCGAACCGCAACGAGCTCGCCTTCATCGTCCGTCGGTTCAGCCGTCGGCGGTTCTTCGACTAACTCCGGCGTCTTGCTGCCGGTCCGCTGCCGTGCTGCCATGGCGGCCAACTTGGTGATGACCTTATCGCTCGACACGCCCAGCGCCTCCGCGATCTCGGCCGCAGATTTGCCTTCGCTGTGCAGCACGGTCATCTGCTCGATCTGTTCCTCCGTCCAGCGGAAGTACGGGCGCTTGCTCGGTCGCGGCTTGCGATGCGGACTGTCGAACTCGGACGCTACCGAGGCGAGGGTTTCTGCGAAGTTGTTGTTAGACATAGGGTTTCATCTCCTTTTCATTCCGTGCTGACACCCTCGGCCATGAACTTCTCGAACGCGGCCTTGGGAATGATAAAGTGCATACGCCCGCTCGGCTGGCGATACGCGATGCCAAACGGTACCTGCTTGGTGCGGATCAGGTTGCGCAGCGAGTTAGGGTTCATGCCCAGACGTTGTGCGCATTCTTTTGCGGTGTAGGTTTCACGCTTGTCCGTCATGTGAATTCTCCTCTCTTATGTGATAAACTTAGCTGCCATCCGTGCAATGCAGATCAGAGCAGCCAAACTGATGTAAAATACCGCACAGAACATGTCGATACGCTGATGGAACAGCCTGTTCTTCAACAGGTGAATCTGCACCAGAATGAGCAGCGCCCAAAAAGCAGTGCCCGACGGGAGGTAAATCATGAAGCATCACCACCCTTCTTGATGGGTTCTCGTACATGCTTTCTTGTTTCCAGCTCGTATTGCGTCGTTTCTACATAAAGCAGCATATCTCGCTCATCAAATTCCTTGAAAATGTATTTTGACAGCGCAATAGCTGATTGGGCATCGCCCTTTCTTGCTGCCGCCGCAAGGCATTCATGCAGCAACCGCAGCACCGAGTAGCGAATATTATCCGTGGAGGAAATGCGCAGTATTTGCTTTTGTTCTGGCATTTAGTTATTCTCCTCCGGCTCGCTGCTCGCCTTCAGTACACGGTCAAGGTTCTTTTCCAGCTCCTGCACGCTCTTTGTAAGGATAGCGTCCATCAGCTCATCCGGATACTTCGCAACGGCGCAGGAGTTAATGCTGACCTTGTCGCCTGCGAACGTGAAACTGACCGTCGGTCTAGAGCCGCCTGTCTGGTGAAATGTCACCGACTGCACCATGCCCGAAACATCCACGCCGTTCAGCAGTATCTTCGTTGCACAGCCCTTGCCGGTGCTTTTGATCTTGATGTCTGCGTCCATTGGGTTCACCTCATTTTTGTTCGTGTTTCTGAACTTTCTCAGTAAAAAAATATTCGGGGATTTCCCCTCGAGAAAAGCCTAATACGTCAGCCGATCGAAACATTTCCTGCTGTGAAAACTCAAGCTGATTGTTTAATCGTTGACTTACAGACACTCTTCCTAGGCCGATTGCGTCTGCAAAGGCATCCTGCGTTCCGAAAACTTCTTTAATTCTCCCTCGCAGGCGAGCATAATCGAAAACTGGGTCCTTCATTGTATCCACCTCCTGTTCGCGTTTCTGAACTAATTGTAGCATCTTTCTTCGCCAGCTGTCAATACCATTTGTTCTCTTTTCTGAATTTATTTTTGTCTGCGTCGTTTTCTTGTTGCGTTTTCTGAACATTCATGATATATTTATACCAAGGAGTTAGGAGGGAGCTAAATGGATACTATTGCAAGCAGACTGCGAGCGGCGCTTGAACTGCGAGGCATGAAGCAGGCTGAACTGGTTGAGCTAACAGGTATCGGTAAATCATCTATCAGCACTTATCTACGAGGATCATATATTCCCAAGCAAAAGAACATCTATAAGATGGCTAAAGCATTAAACGTCAATGAAGCCTGGCTTATGGGTGAGGATGTAGATCCGACTCGGCAGAATGCTTACTCGGAACCATCTGACAGCTCGCTCGTCACGATTCACTACGCCGGACCTGTGGCAGCGCACTTTGACGCAACACCCGATGATGCATACGAGCAGCGTACCATCCCTGCCGAGTGGATTGGACGGCGCAGACCTGAAGATTTCTTTCTGGCCACGGTCAGCGGCGACAGTATGTACCCGCAGTTCCAGGACGGCGATGAAATCCTGTGCCTGCGATGCAGCGACATGGGCATTTCCGGCCGGATCGGCATTATGCTGCTGGGCGGCGGCGAGGCAACTGTCAAGCGCATCGAATATAAAACCGGTGAAGATTGGATTGATCTCGTTCCCATCAATCCGGAATTCAAGCCGAGGCGTATCGAAGGTGTAGACCTGGAACAGTGCCGTGTTGTTGGCCGAGTTATCAAGGTCATTCGCACGGTTGATCAGATTTGATACGCAGATACAGGAGTTACAACGATGCAAAAACTGAAAACACCTCGCGCAGCTGAGCCAAACCGGCCCGGCTGCTTGAAATATGGTGCAACGGTATTCTGTGCCTTAGGTGCTTCTATCTATCTCATCATTGCTTTGACGGGATATGGTTTGACCGATACAAGCGTCCGCCCTCTTCTTTTTGTCCTGTCCGGAATTATGATAGCCGTTATCATAATCATATGGCGTCCACGGTCAAAGAAAGCAGCCGAACATCAAACTATATACGAAGCACCGCCATCTGACGAAATATCCGAAGATTTGTTTCCACTCAAAGCACTTGAAGATGACAGTGCCGAACCACCCGTCTCATACATTTCCAATGGCCGAACGACCTGGCGTGCAGACGGGCAAGAGCTTACCGATGAAGATGTTGCGTATCTGCGTCAATCCAGTTGGGAAAAAGCACGCCAATACTATGAAAACAGTCCTAACCCGAAATTCCATCGCAGTTTTGATGAACGTATGGCCCAGAGCCAATTTCATACCGCCAACACGGAATACATCGACAAACTGGAGCAGGACATATGGCTGCCGAATTTGTACGATTTCAACAGTGTAGATGAAGCTATTGCCCATGCCCAAAAGGCTTTAATCTCCGCACAAGAGCTTGCAGAGTATTGCTCAAAAACCTCCATTGGGCAACAATACTTTGAAGATATGTGGCTGCATGCCCACAATAGCCAAAATCCTGATTTCAGCTTTATCGACAAGATCAAAGAGCGCTACAAAGATCTAACTCTGAACTACGAGGAACGCAAACACGACTTCGCTGTTCATCAAAAGCGACAGGCATTCTTGCAGATCGCTGACGACGAGGTGCTGAAGGTTATTCAGGACAATCCTGCTATCCTGCAGAAGGATCTGCACAAGCAGTTCGATCCCGACCTAAAGCCGACGATCGGTACTGCTGTCAGTCATTTAGTTAAGGCAGATAAGATCACTCGCATAAAGCACGGCAATACCTACGAGCTGTATCCAAAGTAAAGAGCTTATCACATCATCTATTGTTAAACTGGTCGATTTCGACTCGATTAAAACAAAAAAATCCCGCCCCGGTGCTACCAACACCAGAGCGGGACATGGGGTACTGATAAACCTTCCACAGCCATCAGTACCCCTATTTTATCACACCTTCATGCGATAAGAAAGGGGTTTTATCATTATGAACGGAAGTTTCCGCAAAAAGTCGAACGGCAGTGTGGAACTGCGTGTCTGGCTCGATATGCCGGACGGCAGCCATGTGCAGAAGTCGTTCTGCAGGCGTACTCGTGCGCTCGCTAAAGCCGCCTACGAGGAATTTCTCGAGCGAGGCAAGGAAGCGCAGGCGCACCGGCAGACCGTCGCAGGCTGGGGACAGGAATGGCTCGAGCGCAAAGAGAAGTCGGTCAAGTACCGCACTTACGCCAATTACGAACTGTATTTCAACCACTACATTCTGCCCGCGCTCGGCAAAATGCAGCTCAGCAAGCTGCATCCGTCGGACATCGAGCGCATGATGGGCAATGCCGCCCACCTCAGCAAGAGCGCCCGACACCACATCTTCATCACCATTGACCAGATCATGAAAAGCGCGGTTATCAATGGCCTGTGCAGCCGAAATCCGTGTGACGGCATCAAGATCAAGCCGGATACGACGTTCAAGCACATCGAAGTCTACAAGCCCGAGGAGCTTACACACATTATCGCGCATCTTGACCGTCCGTTTGGCACAGCAATCGCTATTCTGCTGTACACCGGTATCCGCAGCGAAGAGATCATGGGTCTGCGCTGGAACGATATCGACCAGAAGAACCGCACCATCACGATCCGGCGCGTTGTAACCCGTGTCGCAAAAGGCGAATTTGCACCCGTGGAAACGACCAAGAGCGACCGTATCCGTATTATCACCTACGGTGATCAGCTTGCCGCGCATCTGCGTGCCGCACCCAGGACGAGCATCTATGTCGTGCCGGCCGTGCGCGGCGGCTACATGACGCCCGGTTCATTCCGCAGGCAGTACGATAACTTCTTCAAAGGTTTGACCGTGCGCCGCCTGTCGCCGCATAAGCTGCGCCATACTTACGCCACCTACCTTATCAAAGGCGGCGCCGAGCTGCGTGCCGTGCAGACCCTGCTCGGACACTCGTCCGTTAAGGTCACGGAGATTTATACCCACGTCGATACCGAGGACCGGCGCCGCGCAGCGGAGATGTTGGCGTACTGA